GTTGGACTACTCGTCCCAATCCCCACGCGGCCGGAGCTGTCGATGCGGAGGCGCTCAGTGCCGCTTCCATATGTACCGGTATAAAAAACATAAGCGCCAACGTTACCTGCACCAACGTGCCAGTTTCCCGCACTTGATTTGTATTGAATAAAAGCATCAGTTGAGTTGCCAACTTGTGCGACGGCGCTGTCAACGTCTAGTGCGTAGGCAGGACTACTAGTCCCAATCCCCACGTTGCCGGAGCTGTCGATGCGTACGCGTTCTGTGTTATTAGAGCCAAGAGTAAAATAGTCATTACTATATATACCAATACCCGTATTGCCAGCTTGGATAATTGATCCAATTTGACCTGCATTGTATCCAAACTTAACAAATGGATCGCCATTGCCGTCACTAGTAGAATGGCTTATATAGAAAGTTCCTTCGCCAGAACCTTGCCAAGAAAATGACCGAGCGGCTTGCAACCCTGTTGTTGCCTGACCAACCAACAACCTACCGGCGCTGTCGATGCGGGCTCTCTCACCGTTAATATTAAAAATAATGTTTTTAGTAGCAGGTGCACCTATCGTTGAGCCAACAGAATCCGCATATAAATAACCAGCGGCAACACCGTTGATGCCTAAGCTAAAAATTGAATCAGTTGTTCCGTTAACAGTTAAAGAACCACGATTGGTTGTTGCGTAAGGGTTAAACCCTGCTGTATTAGAAATGTTCCCACTTGCATCTACAAATAGTCGCCCCGTGCCACTAGTTGAGATGGCAACTTGATCTGCGCCGGGGGAATAAAAACCTGTATTTGAGTCTGCAATAAAACTAATTGACGGGTTGGTTGCCGTACCAGAGGCAAACACGCCCGAAGTAATAGTGCAGGTACCACCGCTAAATGTGGTGACGTTACCGCTTGTAAAACTTGCGGTTGTTCCGGTGAATGTGGTACCTGAAATAGTTCCAGTAACAGTTAAATTACCGGAGGTAGACGCAAACAACCCAGAAACGGTAATGCTTTTATCGACGCCCGCGTTGGTAAAGGTAATGGTATCAACCCTAAGTTCTCCGTATGGCATTGTTTTAACAGATCCTTTTTACGATTCTAGCTTTTTAAAACTTATATTCAAAGAATAATCAAGGGGCCTTTGATTATAAAACCACTGGCACTGCCAGATACAACACCTGAACAGACAATAGCGGGAGTAGTGCCAGACGGAGTTGTAATTGCAAGTGTACCGCCTGTGATGTTGGTGATAGTTGCGTTGGTTCCAGAAATGTTTGCACCTGAAAGGGTGCTGGTAAACGTGCCGGAAACACCTGTGACGTTGCTGAACTGTCCCGTGTTACCGGTAATGGTTGCACCCGACAAATGTGTTGTAAAAGTGCCACTAATCCCAGTTGCACTACTAAATCTGGCAGTATCACCTGTAACGGTTGCACCCGAAAGATAAGTGTATACACCAGAAACACCTGTTACACTCGCAAATAACCCAGTGTTACCCGTAATGGTTGCACCCGATAAACGCGTGGTAAAAACACCGGACACTCCAGTGACTGAAGTAAAGGCTGCCGTTGCACCAGTTACTGTTTGCCCGCTGATCGTACCCGTTACAGATAAACCTGAACCAATAAAACCAGAGCCAACAACGTTTAAATCACCCGAGATTGTGGTGTTAGTAAAACTAAGGTTTGTTGCTTGAAGAGTGGTGAATACACCAGTAGCAGCATTGATTGTGATGCCGGTAATCGTGGTACCAGTTACATAAGTAAAGATGCCTGTCGCACCGGTAACAGTTGTACCTATTACAGTTGCACCTGAAACACTGGTGGTAAAGACCCCTGCAATACCAGTGAGGTTGGTGAACGTACCAGTATTACCCGTGACAGTAGTGCCAGAAACAAGAGTAAATACCCCAGTGCCTGCAGTTACATTTGTGAACTGACCACTAGTACCAGTAATGGTTGCTCCTGATACCTGAGTAGTGAATACACCAGAGACACCTGTAATGGTTGTAAAAGCTGCGGTGGTGCCGGTAACGGTAGTACCTGAAATACGGCTAGTAAATACACCGGAAACACCCGATACAGTTGCAGCTAAAACAGTATCACCAGTGACTGTGGCACCAGATAAATTGGTATAAACACCAGAAACACCGGTGATGACTGTGAATTGACCGGCGTCTCCTGTGATTACAGCACCAGAAAGAACCTGAGAGAATACACCGGAAACGCCACTGACTGAGCCAAAAGAACCTATGTTACCGGTTACGGTTGCTCCCGATACCCTTGATGTAAATGTTCCGGATACACCGGTGATTGACGTTGCGTTAACGGTTGTACCTGTAATGGATGCACCGGACAACGTAGTTGTAAATACACCAGTTACACCAGTGACACTAGTAAAACGTGCCGTTGTCCCAGTGACGGTTGTTCCTGATAACGTGCCAGTGACTTGTACGCCTGATGCAAATTGAGAAAGGCCAGTAACGGTCAGTCCACTCGCAACGGACAAGTTGCCACTTACATCAAGAACAGGCGTAGCAAGCGTGCCAAAAATACCACTTACACCCTGGACCAAACCACCTGTAATTGTGGCGCCACTCAGGTAATTAAATTGTCCGGACGTTGCTTGAAGCGTGTTGCCGGTAATGGTTGCACCCGAGAGTCGGGTACTGAAATTCCCACTTACAAAGTTTGAGGTCGCCCCGCTAACCGTAGTGAATGTACCGGTTGCTGAGTTAATTGTTACAGATTGAAGTGCCTCACCTGTAATTGTTTGACCGCTGATCGTGCCACTTGTGGTCAAATTGTTTTGAACTAGGACGCCGCTAAACGTTCCAAGGCCACTACTAGTGAATGCATTGACAACAGTAACGCCAGTTACAGTTAAGTTCCCTTGTACTAAGACGTTGCCGGTTACTGTGCCACCAGTGGTTGTTACGTATTTAGTTGAGAGGTAATCTCCAAAACCAGAGATTGTGATCTTTTTGTTTTTAAGGGTAGGGTCCACTTCGAATACGTGGACCATCGTCAGCAGATCCTGCTCATCTACGTCCGCCCCAGCTAGGAGCGGAAGTTCAGAAATACGACGATTAGCCACGTATTAAACTAGAATCCCTTATATAAAGATTATAGTTCGGGTGTGTTTAATTCACTTGACCTTGATTTCCACCCTAGGTAGTGAACTTGATACAAAATTCCAACCGGCTTGAACAACCGTCACAATTCCACAGGACAACGCAACAATCAAAATAAGCTCAGCCACCGTAAGATTACGACGCACATAGACCACACGAGGGGCCTGGGCTGCTGCTGTTTGTTGCATCAACGTTTGCTGAACGGCAAGTTCCCTGGCACGAGCCTTCATTAGTTCCAGGTCTTGAGGACTGATCCTTCCCCCTGGCACCTGCGGGGGACTCGGCGGTTCGGACGGGATGCTTGCAGGAACTTGACTAACGGGAATTTGATCTTCCATAAAACACGCATAGATGCTAAAAAAAGACTAGCATCTAAACAAAGAAACTGCTTTATGGCATACGGTATTCGCAAAGGTCTCGAAGACATTGCGTACGAACTCAAAGGCATCAAAAACATCCTGGGTGCCATGTGGAGTAGCAGGTACAAAAACAACGAAACTGACCAAGTCGGGCCAGAGGCGTACGCAGATGAGTACATCTCAACAGAAGAGTGTGCCCAAAGGCTTAATGTTTCAGATCAAACTATTCGCAATTGGATCTTGATCGGAAAAAAAGATCCGTCCAAAGGCTGGACCCAGAACATTCATTACGTCAACATTTCTCCTGACATCAAGAAAAAAGATACAATCCGAATACCCTGGAATCGGCTGATCGCTTCGTTTGCCAAAAATAACGACGTATCTCTTTTGTCTTTCAGAGCCAGGACAAAGTACAAAGATGTTCAGGAAGACAAGCAAAAATATGTGCCTAACCGCTCTGTGCCCAGGGGGGAAGATGGCGAATAATCGCTTCCATGCTATCGAGATTGATTTGGTTACCACTGAAAATTACAAGGAACTTCTTCCTAAGGGTCTTGCAGATCAAGTGGAAATGTTCTTGCCTCCCGAAGGGTCTTTTGATACTGATGTCCTGCGCAGGTACTTGTACAACATAAAAGAATTCGAGAAGGAGGACCCACATTTCAATGTGACTCTGGCTAATCGCTTGCGTATTGCATTTGCCGATATGGCACCAGACACAATCTGTGGTAAATTTCCAGAGGCTGACTTGTCTCTCAAGCGACGTTTGCGTTGCGTAGCCGAGTACTTAATTCGGGCAGGAGAATTTGACAAGCTAAAAGACGAGAATCAAAAACTCATCAAAAAACGAGGCAATCTAGGAAAACTTGTCGTAATCTACAAGCCACTTCCTAAGATGAAACAAATACTGATTCGTCAAGGACTCTTAAAAAATGAACAGGCGTGAAAAATTAATTGCCTCTGCGCTCCAGGGGGATCTAGATACGACTAAAACCAGGATGCTTGATGCCACCATCAAGTTGATTCTTGGTGACATGGGGCAACATTACTGCAAGCTATGGGATGCAGAAGGGCCTGGCATCATGGTGTTTCAACCCACCAACAAAGAACGCTCAATGTTCTTTATGACGCTGAAAGAATTGCACTCAGCACAGGAAAGTTGCGAACGAGAAGACAATGGTGACCTCGCAGAAACGTTTAGACGCATACTTGCGGCGGCGCAAAAAATTAATCCGCAGGAGAAAGCTGGATATCTTGTTAACGATAACGATGGGATGCGTTATCTTGAGATTGATTATTGCCAGGTGAGCGAGAAGTAATGCCGTCTTTTCGTGGTAATGCGCACACCGATACATTCGAGTGGATCTCTGGTGCCGACCTGATCAATTCTGCACACATGCTGATGGGAGGCATCGACCTTGACCCGGCAAGTTCTGCTGTAGCAAATAGCTATGTCAACGCTGAACACTTCTATACACCAGAGGATGACGCATTAAATGAACAGGACTGGTTTGGAAATGTTTACGTCTTCCCTCCAAACTACACGTACTTTTGGGACATTAAGTCCCAGAGGTGGAAGCGTACTCGCGGCTTGTCGCACACTTTAATTTCAGGGTACGCACTGTGGTGGCGAACTCTAAAAAGAAAGTGGCTGTCAGGTGAAGTCAAACAAGGCTTGTACTTTGGCAACTGTCCTGACATGATTCGTTACGCTCAAGACATCTTTGATTTTCCTATCTGCTTTTTAAAAAACACACCCATGCTTCGGCGACATTACTTTGAGGACGGCCGAGTCGAAGCTAAAAATACGTGCAGTTCTTTTATTGTCTACCTACAGCCAAGCGATGGCCTGGACAACTACACCCAAAATTTTATTGACATTTATTCGGAGAAAGGGCGGATCATCACCTGATTATGTAGACTGATTATCGAATCAACGGTCTTATGAGCGTACTAGCCGACTGGGAAATCAAAAAGCTGGCTGAAAAAGAAGAGATGATCTCTCCTTTTGTTGATCGTCTGATCAATAAAGAAGATGGACGGCGCCTGCTCAGTTATGGTCTCAGTTCATACGGCTATGACATTCGCCTATCGCCAAAGCAATGTTTAATTTTTGGTAAGATCCAGGCTGGAGATTGTGACCCCAAGGCCTTTGATGAAAACATCCTGAAGCCAGCCGAGTTACTGGAAGACGAAAAGGGTGAGTATTTCCTACTTCCTCCCTATGGCTACTGCCTTGGCGTTGCCATGGAACACATCAAACTTCCACGTGACGTGACTGTAGTTGCGGTTGGCAAATCTACGTACGCACGATCAGGAATCTTGGTAAACATTACACCTGCCGAAGCTGCCTGGGAAGGTCACCTAACCCTTGAGATCAGCAACTGCACGGGACTGTTTAATCGCATCTATGCCAACGAAGGCATTACGCAGCTCCTTTTCTATCGTGGTGAGCCCTGCCACGTGAGCTACCAAGATCGTAAGGGTAAGTACCAGAACCAGCCCTATGAGGTGGTCTACAGCCAGGTTTAACCAAAACCATAGAAGGTGCCGCCACTACGCCCAGGTTTCCTTGCGTAGTTGGTGCCACCAGCTTCCCCAATGCGGTCCCCAAGGTTTGGGATGGTGACTCCTCCAATAGTCGCCTCCGACCTTGGGGTCTTTCCATCCATGGTGGTGTCCCTTAGCATGCGTGTTTGCTGAAACTTTCCGGCACTTTTGGAGGCTCGAAGAAACTTTGCAATACGATCCTGCGAATCATTAAGACTTTCTGCAGATGCTCTTGCGTCTGAAGCAACTCGACGCAGGTCAGTATCATACGCCTGTTCTGGATTTAGGTCGGAAACTTCAGCTCCAGACGTACCAGAATCGTTGCGTGGGTCGTATGTAGCGTCGAAGAATCTTGCCATGATAATATTATAAAAACAGTAAATCAAGCCACTTAATAGTCATGCACGGCGCGGCGGGATTTTTGGATAGTTTTGTTCAGGATGAACTGAATTGTCGTTGTCTTAACGAAGAAGATTTTGGCGCACCTCTCGCCAACGAAAAAGCTGATGTACCATTAATGGATCAGTACAACAGAGGGTTGACCTTATGTCAGGACGGAAGGGAACGGACAAACTTGGCTCTCGAGGGGGGACGGCCTGGAGCAACGGGATATATTCCGACAATGGAACAAGGTCTGGAGATGGGAGCCTCGCCGAAACCCAAAGCGTTAGTGCTGGATCTGGGGGCACCGAACGAGGAACTGATGGAACAGTCTCGTCTTCGCCGTGGTTTGCGCCGATAATCAGCGACTTGACTGAGTGCAAGGATGGTATTTGCCCAGTTCCCTGGGCCACCAAAGAAACTGCTCCAGTGGTCCAGGAGGATCTTGTCAACCATCCGTCTCATTACGCAGATGGTTCTATTGAATGCATCGATGCGATTGAAGCGCAACTAACCGCAGAGGAGTTCCAGGGTTATCTGCGTGGCAATTGCGTCAAGTACACGTGGCG